CCCGCCTCCAATAACACACAAAATAACTACATGGAAGCAAAAAAACCCAGTTTTTAACCTGATTTCCTTCAGGAACATTTCATCTTGAGCGGGTCCAGGTTGTAGGCCTGAGTTAGGAACCCCGGTGATTAGGCATATTCCTTTGCCCCCAAGACGTGGCCGAAGCCACGTCTCTTTTTACGACTGGGAAAGTCGGCCTGCACGGCAGGTACCGCATGGTTTCAGTCCAATCAGGTGCCAGTTATGGGCTGGACTTTATGGACACCCGCCCGCTTATGGTATCTCCATATGTTACTTCGCGGAAGGTTTCAGAGTGTGTCCGGGTAGTAGTTGTAATCTACATTTATCACTCACCCGGTATTTGCGGTGTTTGTTTCACCCCTGCATAAGCAGGAAGAGCACTAAGCCCTCGTCCTGTTTCAAGACCAGGCAGTCTTCCCTTACGCCGGGCAGCGTACCCTTTCAGTCCAAAATTGGTACCAGTTGTAGGCTGGATTTCATGGACACCGTGTTCATAGTTTAAAGTCATTGCGGACTATAAGTAGTTTTACGTCATTGCGGACCGTTGCGCGATTAGGTGCTCACGGACATTTTGGTCACGAACCAGTCACCGTTAGTGATAGTTCCGGGTAATGTCCCTGAGGTGATACCTATCGAAGGAGTCGTTGAGGTGAGCTTGACAAAATAGCTAATAAACTGTAAAGTGTGGGTAACCCCCGCAGCGACAAAGAACGCTGGGCCTGTATCATTGTTGTACAGACTATAAGAGGTACAACCAACCAGAATAAATGCTATGGCGTTGGTGAGGGCCGTGCTTGCCCCAAAGACGTTGTACTTAACCTCATACACGTCACCTATCCTAACTGTGGTAGGAAAGGTGTACGTACTACTTTTCACCGTACCTCCAAGAGTCGAACTGGCCACCGGGTTATATGTGGTTGTGGTATCGGCACCGAGGTAATGTGCTGACGAAATAGATGTTGGCAACTGAAAATGGTCCATTACGGTACCTATGCTGTTGCTCAACGTGGGTTTAAAAAGTATGACGTCATATGTCATCCACAATTCTCCCAATACTCCTGTAGACACAGGTAACCCAAATGTCGCTACCTGGAAATTGCAGAGGTCGTACAGTCTCAGGTCTCCAGAGACTGGGGCACATCGCACATTTTTAATAGGACTCTGAGTCATAGCCGGATCACATTCAAAATAGTGTATGAGACTTTTTGAGGGTTTTCCAGACACTGAGAATTGGGCGTTCTCCATGACTGTTTTGCTTCCAAACGAAGCGTTCAGATCATTGTAGTCACTACCAAGTGCCACTCCACCTAACGGGCCACCAGCAGTTATGTCACTAAAAAGTGAAATAAACTCAGCGGCCAATCCCACATACATGTATTGGTCAAAATTTGAACATACACCTGCGCCCCATGGTGCCGTGACGGGGAGTCCTGGGTTAACTGCAAAACTGGTGACAGTAAAGGCAGTGCCTCCGGTGGCGAGCACATCACCAATGTATTCCCGGTGTCGTATTCGGACGTAGTCTCTACCACTACCAAAAGTGGCTATCACCTCACCCATATCAACTGGCCGTAACAACGTGTTGCGCCTGATCTCCGCATAGCCCCCCATACCGGTCAAATTAGATATCATGTTCCCCGCATGCCTACCCAATGATGCCGCCAAGGGTCCGAACGTGCCTCCCACGCGCTCTCCAAAATCGCCGAAAGCTCCTTTCGGTATGGAGCGCTTGGCCTCGTCGTAGACGGCTTTTGCGGCCCTCTTACCGACAGCTACGGCATCGGAGAAATAACCTCCTCTCCCGCGAACGCGGGGTATTCCTGGCACTCTCCGACTTACCCTCTGGGCGTTCTTGGGCTTGCGTTTCTTCGCTTTGGTAGCGAGCAGTAGGCCGCAGTTGGGGTTCTCCCGCAGCCTTTCCATGACGTAGCGATTATAGTTATTGTGTGCTGCCACACCGGCCGAAAAGTGTATATATGACAGAGCTGAGAAGAAAGCATGCAAGTAGCAGTTCACTCTACGATCTGGCGCCACACTCTGGTCTTCTGACAATCCCCACTGGTAACCACTCTCTATGGCTCCGGCAAACGTGGTTACACCTGCTAGCTTGTCGCGTTCTTCCGTGAACCCAATGGTTTCACGAGCCTCAAACCCGAGATTGTCAAGATCTTCGCCACTCGTACCCACATCAACGCCATAACCTGTAGTGAACCATTCTGCATTTATAGAGTATGGACAGTTTAGTAGGTCAAACTGCGCAGCCAATCCTTCCTCAATAGAGAGTATGGTATTAACTTCTAGTCCATAAACCTCTGCAAAGAACTGGTAAGTATCATCATCAGGATAATCGACCAAACCGCCTTGAATGCGGTCAGGATAAAGATGCCGATTATCATAACGAGGCTTAATGCCATACAACTCAGCCTGCGTGGTTATTATCCGCAATAGCAACCCTATAATGGGTATATGGCCCGCAACGGGAAGCAGGCTTTTTGCCGTACCGACTAAGAGTGAGCGGTACAGATGGGGTCCATGGTTATGGTGGTTTAACCCTAGTGTGGACAAAAGTTTGAACGCACTACCACCCCACTTCCGTTTGCCGTTGACAGGGTACATGCGACCTGAACACATAGTATGATATCCGGGCGATCGAGTTTCGACCACCAGTTTCATACCGAGTCTCAGGTACATATCCTCAATATCACTATCGTCAACCTCACCGTCATAAGAAACTATACCATCGTCTCCCTGCAACATGGTGAGTAAATTCTCAGCTCCGAGAGAGTTCAGGGCGTAACATATCTTCCACCTATTGGTGAGTGTGTTGAAAGGTCCGGTCAGTAACCACCCTGATTCCCTAGCAGCTTCTAGCAATAGTTCTACGAGCCCGTCCTTTGATCTGCCTTTGACGCCGTACCAATTTTTCAATACCATGTCCCATGACCTAGGCATTCCGTGGACTTTAGTCGTGACATAATAGAGTTCCAAGAACCGGTCGACAATGGTTAACGACCCATCATAATTACTCCCGTCAAATTCCTTCGTGTGTTGGCGCCTCAACAGCTGCCACATGTACCTATCCCCGACCGCCTGCGGGGTGGACTTACTAAGGTACATGTGGTCATCATCACTATTCATCTCTTGGCATAAATGGTTGCCGATCTGGTGGGTGTAGCCGGAAAAATGTGCTACAAGTTTCTCTTTGTTGTTGCATATCTGTCTGGGTTTATACGTATTCTTGTCTTTTCCACGATACGCCTCGCCTTTAACGAATAGTTCCGTTGTCAACGTGTCCGCTGTAATGTCCTCTTCTGCCAACTCGTACAGTCTGCGACCTTTCTTCTCTCCGTACTTTGCCTGTAAGTATGCCAGGTTGTCGAAAGTGTCATCGAGGTAGACGTGCTCCATCCCGTCGATCTGTGCCATGGCATAATGCATATAACCCACAGCTTCTTGAAACTGAGGCTCTGGAGTTCCCAACATTCGAATGCGTAGAGCAGCGACCAGATTCGATTGGTCATTCAAGGGGTAGGTCATGGGTACACGGCCCAACAACCCGAAGCTTTCCACCTTTTCTTCGACAGACTCGGTGACCCTATGGATGCGTAGGACATTTGCCTCATTGGTGATTGGTGGCAACTCGCGGTCCGCCGGGAAGGATTGTTTAGCAATCCAAGCCTTGCTACAAGGGATAAGTCCTAACTGTACTTTTTCCATTGGGAACTGTCGTAGGAACTGTTCCTCGCTCTCTCCCAAGTACCTTCCACTGCTGAAAAACGATGAGACGCGCCTCATGAACCTAGTTAGCGGATTAGACCTCCAGTCGTAAAACTCTTGGTCATAATCACGTCCCCTAGCTCCGCAATAAGCACGGGCTTGACGTCTTGCGCGCTGCAGCCACCCATTGGTAACTGCTTCTCCGGCCGCATCGAGTTCGGCCTGGAACCAGTCGGACTCATACTCCACCAACAACTCCTCTTCAAGGTCAGGGCGTGGGGCGTTCCACCGGAGGTAGTGGTTTCTAGCCATGTTTATCATCCTCTCTTTCTCGGGTAAACCAGAGAAAGTGTGTCGGTATAGCGTGGACATTAATGCCGTCCGCAATCGATCCCTAAAGGTGACGACCAGGTTACCCTCATGGTAAACACACTTGGCATTTGTGCCCACTATATAGATGAAAGTTCCTTTTCCTTCACTCTGAAATGGGCGTGCCAAACCCCCCCACACGGGATAATTTCCATGGGCATTAACGTTGTACTTTTTATCGTCAGATCTAAATGTTGACTGAAAGTGCACAGTGTGATCATCAATAAACGAGTGTTGGAGCTTAGAGGTGCCGTCCCATAGGGGCCATCGGCATACCGTCCATCCTGACTTGCCGTCATAGGGATCTAAAGTGCGTTGCACATCGAGCGCATCAGGGATGCGCGGGATGGGAACCTTGACGTCAGACACCAAAGTTTGACTGGCTTTGCGCACGTGCTTGCGTAAGCTATCATCACGGTCTTCAGGAGTGGGAGGATTTCCTTTAGGGCGGTAAGACGGTGCCATGATCTGCGGCAATGGAATCGGTGCTTCAAGGCGTTGGAATGGTACCAAGGCTGACCCAGACTCTTGATTAGCTGTGAGGGCATCGTCAAATTCATCAAGCACGTCGCGGGACGTGTGGGGCGTGTTGAAATGCTCCTCCACGTCGCTATCTCCTTTGTACTCATAGTCACCCTCAGACTCTTCCAATTCGAAGGATATGCCAGTGGAGATCTTCAGGTGTTCCAATAGTTTGACATACTCCGGAAACCTGTCAGCAGAATACGGCCACGCCCTAGCTAACTCAATAACGTCCTGACACTGCGCCCGGAATTCCATCCATGCATAGATCTCGTCTTGTATGACTTCCGATCTTTCTTCCTTGCGTTCCTCCAACAAGTAGAAATGTAGCGTCTTATACTCCTGTGAGTTATAAGTCGGAGGTTTGTCTCGTTTAGCTTTTCTCTCCTTCTTTTGGAACTTCTGCACCTTATTGCCGATAAGAGCGTGCATTAAGGCGTTCCTCGCCTTCGCGACCGCTGATAGGTACTGATTATTGCTTTCTCCAACATTGCTAAGCAACTGTTCAACGCGTATGAAACCTGCTTCAAACCGTTCAAGGGCCCTAGTGTGGCTGCGTTCTAACCGATTGAGGGCATTCTTGATGTCATCAAGGAATTCGTTGACGGCCGCATCCTCCCAATCCTCCGGCCCAACAGGTATGCCGTACCCCCATGCGTTGTTGTGGCCCTGGCTGTCGGAATCGACTGGATTAGGCAACGCGTTGGCACCCTCGGGTGATTTTGGCATTTCATTGTCACCCTGCACGCACCGGTCTTTGGCTCTTTTCCACTGCGCAAAGCGCTCTGCCATTTCGGTATCTAGACCGGTTTTCAATTCCTCCCTGAGGAAATCGCTCTCTAAGTCTTCCATGATTTTCACATCGATGGTTTCTTGAAGAGAGGAAGAGACTAGTGGTGGGGGGAGATTGGGTTCTCTCACACTTCTAAAATTTGATACCTGCCCACCCTGCTCGTGTTGTCCGTTTACAGTCTGGATCAGACTCTTGTCCGCAACCTCATCTCGTTTAACAGTTTCCCTCTGTGACGCCGTTGTCATTTTCTGTTAAGGTTGATTGCGGTGTTTTGCGATGGTTACTCGCCACCCCATTAGTTCACCGGTTTTACGGATAGGTGCCCGCTTGGCTAGAGCTCCTGCTTGTAGGTTTTTGGACGAATACCTACTAAGGTTCGGAGCTATTCCGCGTGATGATTCAAGACAGCCTTTCTTTCGAAAGCTGACCGCTTCTCCCCACATTACGGCGATGTGTCGCAACTGATGGCTTCGTGGCGGGGGTCGCATATTTGCTATAGTGCATGCGTTGCCCAAACCGCCCATCCCTCCAATTTCTGCTAGCATCCCTTTTAAAGGATTCACGGTATACCCATTCTGTCACGCTTCACTGGTGGTGAGACAGACCACTCACGGCATAAGCCGTTGCTTTCCGCTGCGCCTAGCTGTCGGTTCCCTTTTCCTGACCGGTGAGTTCAAGAGGTGGTTTTGGCCACCACATCACACCAATTTCGTTGCATGTTTATGGTTTGGGCGCCCCGCCATCGCGCCCGTCAGTAAGTACCAGTGTACCTCCCTTGGGCACCATAAACTATAATTTGCCCTGCTTGTTCTCCTCGCGAACAAGGTAAAAGTAGATGATTGCAACAACC